AACCCAATAGAAAAATCACCACCAGCAAGAGGTGCAGTTAGCGATAAAGAATAATCAAATGAATCTTCTCTTGTTGCTAAGCCTCTATCTGTAGTGAAGTTGCTGACTGAAATACCACCACTAACGCCAATATTATCAGCAAGAGTAGTAGCATTTGACTCTGCACCACTAAAAGCGATGCCCAATGCGGCCAAAAGGCCAAGTATTGTTTTTTTCATGTTGTTGTATTATGAACTTTTTGTAATCTTTTTCAAGATTATTTTTTATATTTACACAATTATTTATTTGAGGAATAAATTTCTCTCTCTAATTTCCTAAATCTAGCGTCTGAATGCCAAATTTCATTAGTTTGTGGTTTGTAAATACCGTCAATTGTTTGTATCGCTTTCCCCTTCTCTAATCTTAGAGTAGAAGGCTGATATATGTTCAAATTCCCTACGCTCGGTGTTGAGGTAGTCTCGCAGGAGGTCAGCCCTGTCAGCGCTATGAGTATCGCCCTTAATCCTAAGGTTCTCAATTTCTTGTACGAGCTTCTGCTCTCTTTCTTTAAATTCTTTGTAAAGGTCATAATAAAACTTTTTATTTTTTAAAGTTAGGTATAGTTCTATGGATTTTAGAACAGATTTTATTAACTGAAACATTTTATGGGCAACAATAGACCTGGGGTTTGAATTTTATTTGCACAGTGCCAACGTTATTTTTATCATCAGATAAGAATCCGTTACAGTAAACATCTTGTGATGTAAAATGCACAGTCTTCTGCTCAAACAAAAAAGACTCTTCGCTGTCACTATCTCCAGCTTTCTTTAGCTTAAAAATCGTTGATCCTGTAGCTGAATTCATGATTTTTACCACATACAACTCTTTTTTGAGTAGGTTTTTCATGCTCTCAACACAGCCTACAACCTCAAATACAGTTTTTCGATTAGTGTCCATATATAAATTTACAGTTATTTATTATATAAATTCAACTTCTTTTTTATATTATAACTAGCAAAAGTGTAAAAGAAAATATGGCGGCAGAAGGAAAAAATGAAGTAGCAAGAAATTTACTGGATTTACAGCCCACGGCTGTTCTAGAATTCTTTCAACTAATATTAAAAGATGAGAACCAAGAAAGAGAAGAAAAGTTTTTCTTTCATGGTGGATCACTATTCGCTGACACATTAGTCTGGCAAGAGAACCAATACTTCCCAATAGCTGTAGAATCAGAGGGTTTTGAAGTTTTAGGTGACCGAAGATTACCTAGGCCAAAAATAAGAGTTGCTAATAAAGATTTTTTAGTGACAGCATTGCTGCAAAAGTATAATGATTTTATAAATGCTAAAGTCATAAGAAAAAAAGTTTTTGTTCGAAATTTAGATGATGTTAACTTTGACGGAGGTAACCCGTGGGGCGAGGCCAACGCAACGGCAGAAATATCATCTGAAACATGGTTTGTAGGTAGAAAAGTCGCAGAATCTAAGCTTTATGTAGAATTAGAATTAAATTCTCCATTAGATCTAGAGTCATTTAATGTAAATAACAGAGCTATAGTCTCTAAATATTGCGCTTGGCAGTATAGAGGCTTGGGTTGCAGGTACGCTGGGTTGCCAGTAGAAACAGAAGATGAAAAAGCTTTTACAAATGTTACGGGTGGTGTTGTAACACCTACTTATAGACCTCCAAATAACTCAACAGTAGATTTTTGGTATAGTTCAGATGCTGAATGGAATGCAAATAAAACATACGTAGCTGGAGATATAGTATGGGTTTCTGGTAACGCTGGAGGCATGCCTCCTCTAGATTTTGTTGGAAATAGACCTGAAGCTGGCATTGGCTCTGAACCTACAGAACCCTATAAAACTGTTTATGTTTGTGTTAGTGGTAATGATGGTCAGTTTCCTAACTTGAATCCTAGCTTTTGGGTGAAAGATGGCTGCGCTAAAAACTTGGGAGCTTGTAGAAGAAGATTTAATTTAGATAATCAGTTTACTTATGTACGAGAATTAAATGATGTACCAACGGGTTTTAATACTATAAATTTTTCTGGTAATAAATCGATTTCAGAAGGTGATTGGACTGATGGGAACGGCAGCTCTGCTGGCTTATTTTATTCTGTAGCTCCAATAGTTACGGGTTCGCTAGCAGGTACATTTACCATAGCTGGGTGGGTTAGTGGTAACAATGCGTCTAGTCAAATGAGTTCGATTTTAAGCACAACTCCAAGAGCAGACGCTACTAGTTCACCGAGTGATTTTTTTAACTTAGGCAGAGTTAATGATGGCCAGCCATCTAGTCAAGGTCAGGTGCAATTTAGTTACCTAACAAGCCCTACTGCACAGGAAGTTAATTATACTTTAGGAGATTTAGATGCTGGTTGGACATTTTTTATAATATCAAACGAGGGGCCAAACACTACTAACCCAGATTATGTTGACACTAGTAGCCCAACTAGATTTGAAGTGGTTAGAAGAGTAAAGGGAGGGCCAGGTGTTAATTATCCGTTCATGAAATTTAGGTTGTCAACAAATTTTGATTATAGGGATGATAATAATAAAGTACCAAAACATTTAATGTTAGGTGCAAATCCTGTAACATTGAGCTTAATACCTCAGTCTGGCTTTCACCCGACCATGAATGGTGCGATTGGTCCGTGGGCTTTATGGAATAGAACATTAACAGAGAAAGAAAAGGATTTCTTGTATCAAGGTATAAATACTCCAATGCCAGATACGATAGATTTTATACCTAGAAATTATTACGATTGCACTGGACGATTTGCAACAGTAACTGGAGATAGTTTAGTTGCATGGTGGGATATGTCAACAGGTCAACCCTCAGCTGGTTTGACTGGCTTAAAGGATGTGCATACTGGAGATAACTGGTTAACTGGCTCAGGTACTTTTTCAACTGGAGAGATTAGCTTACTTCGTAATGATGAAATTACTATTTCTAACCCTAGTTTTTTCTATCCTCGTTTCGGAGGATTTCCAGGAACTGATGGATTTGGTTACTAATGAAATTATTTAAATCAGCAAAAGCAGCGTTAGAGCATATAAAAATTATTTCTAATAAAAGTATTAGAAACGAAATATGTGGTTTTTTAGGTTACTGCACACAAAGTAAACAATTTGTAGTAAAACAAGCAAAAAATGAAGCAGATAACCCAAGCCAACTGTTTTATATTAATCCTTTAAGTTATTTATTATTTAAAGAGGATTATGAAATCATAGCAGTTTTTCATAGTCATGTGGTTGGAGATGAAGAGGAATCTGATTTTGATGTTAAAATGTCAGAGAATTCTTGTCTACCGTTTTTGATTTTTAGTCTAAACACACAAAAAATAAATATTTATGAGCCACAAAAGTCAGATTCAGATGTAAATATCTTAGAAAGGATAAAGGCTTTAGTATGACAGACGTTTATTTACATGGGATTCTCGCAAAAGAGTACCAATCGCATTTTAAATTAAATTTAAATTCGTCTACTCATGTACTTAAAGCTATCGATGCTAACAGGGAAGGTTTTATAGCGAGAATATTTCAGCTCCAGAGAGAAGGTTTTTACTATGATGTTATAGTAAATAAAAAAAGAATTAAAAAGCCTGAAGATTTTAAACGTTTAGATGAGGCTTCGAGAATTGATTTAGTGCCAATCATTGTTGGTTCAGGTGAGATTATCATTGGTTTTTTATTTCCAGGAGCAGCTGCTGCGGGTGGAGTTGCTGCTACAGCTGCTGCGATTGCTGCTGCCGTATTAAACGCTGGAATAGCTTATTTATTAACCCCTAAGCCAGACTTGGGGTTACCAGCAGAGCAGGACATATCAGCCGAGGCAGCCGCACAAAAAGAATCTTATATTTTCTCTGGAAATATAAACCTAGTTAGGCAAGGTACGCCATTGCCTTTAGGTTATGGTAGATTGAAAGTTGGATCATCGGTTGTGCAAGCTTCTGTCAGGTCATTTCCTTTAATTAAACCTGACAGTCAATCAATGAATTCCAACAACTTTGTGGATCAAACAGAAGAGGGATCATTAGTTAAACCTATAACCGCAAACTCTATAGCTAACTAATGAAGCATTATTTAAATAAAATAAAATTAGCTGGCGCACAAAGAATGACTTCTGCTGCTAGAAAAGCGCAAGAAGTATCGCAGGAAAGCGAAGTTAAACTCGGTAAACAGCACAGTGTTTCGCATTCTAGGACTGCTCGTGGTGGTGGAGGTGGGGCATCAGGACCAATTTATAGACCCCCAAAATTAGGCGATATGCAATATGGTGCATCGTTTAGTTTTTTAGAAACATTAGATTTAGTAAGCGATGGGCCAATCGAGGGTGTCGTAAACCAACAAGGAAGATTGGTTAATGATGACGGAGAGTTATTACAAGGAGTATATTTAGATGATACACCTGTTGCTGTTACAACTGAACCTTTAATAGAGGAGGCTAATGTGGGTGGTTCGGCTGTAACTAGATCTTTAGCTGGAACAATACCTTTAAAAACTTTTTTCACAGAGATGCTGGCTAATAACTCTGATGATTTAAGAGTCAATCCTTTAGGGCAACAAGTTAATTCTGATGGTGATTTAGCTCCTAACTGGAATTATAGCACTCAACAGAAAAATGTTTTTACTGTTCAAGCTGGAAAAGCTGCTCCAAATTCTTTTGCTTTAGCTCAGGTTGCTAGAATAAAAAAAGGTCAGCCAGTTGGAAATATAGACGGAGAGATTGAAGGGGGTTTAACACCATTTAATGGCGAACTTAAAGCAACTACTTTATCTTTAAGAAATGATTTCACTGATGTGCATCTTTTCATGGGTAGGAAGTCTATTTTAGGGCATGATGATGTTGAAAAAGTACCAGTTTATAGCGACACCTCTCCATTGACCGTTGTCGAGAGAAATTCTTCAAAAAGCAGACAAGCTCAAAGAAGATCTTATTTTTTCTATACTGATACTGCAACAGCTTCTACCACAAAAGAAATATCAGATGATTATAAATTTTTGTTCTCTTTTGGTAATGTTAATAACTCCATAAGGATTAAAGCTTGGAGTAACCATAATGGTGCTATAAAAGACCATTTTGGCAGTAAGGGTACAAGTGGTAATTCTGCCTCAAAATTATCCTCAATTCTTTTACCAGATGTTAAAAAAATAATCGAATTATTTAATCAAGGGTTAGAAGACAAATCTTCTGGTGGCAAATACCAGTCTATACTGGCGAAAAAAGCTTTGAACCTACTTGATCCATCTCTTGGTGATAATTTAGAAGAAGGGATCTCTTTAGATGAAAAATCCTTACTTAAGAAAATTTATGAATTTTTAAGCTTTGAGAAGTACGGCGCTTTTGTAATACACAGGCCAGATGAAGCACAGAGTAATTTAGATGGACTAGACATAGTTGACCCAGAGGGTCCAATAACAAATCTTCAAGCAGATAACTATGAATATAAAACTTTAAAAAGTTATGATTTTAGATTTAAGACACTTGATCCATTAGAGATAGATTTAACATCATTTGCGAGAACTTATTCATCAGTTCTAAAAGTATTTGATTTTTTAGTGCCTCAGATTGACGGCGATGGAAAATTAACAGGCAAAGTAAATGGGTTTTATTTGTTTGCTTTAGGAGTAGAGTCAAGCAACGCTGAAACGCCAAGAACTAAAGATTATAATTTAGATACTCATTTCAAAGGTTTAAATAGTAATGTAGTAAGAAAGTTATCCAAAATAACCTCAATAGAATATCAGGAAAATTTAAATGCTTCTTTATCTATAAAAGGTACTACAAGCACAAATCAAAACAGAAAGTTCAATTACAGTAATGTTTTAGTTGAATTAAAAAAAGGAACAGAGAATCAAACGCCATTTAAATTCTTTAAAAATATTTATATAGATAAAGGCTATAACAATACATTATTTGGACCATTTAGATTAGAAGCTGGAAATAACGTACAAAGGATAACATCAAACAAAAAGATGTTAAGTCCCAACTCCTTTGAAACAACTTTGCTAGAAAGTGAAATTGAAGGAAGTGTAGATGCAAGGGAAGGTCAAAGTTTTGATGATGGCTCTGTAAATTTATTAAATTACTCAGATTGGGCAGCAGGTTTAAACTCGCCAGATGAAGATGCGTCACCTATCACACATACGATTTACAACCCAAACATAGAGGAAGTATTTGTTACTTTATCTATTAACGCTCTTAGAGATACATTACATAAAGAAGTTAAACCTGATGCTTTGGCTAATGATACCTCAATCAAAAAAGAAGAGAATAAAAAGCTAGCTCCCGCTTCAACTTACCCAGGTTTATTAGAGGTAAGAATTTCTACTGGATCTATTGATCCAAAGACAAAAAAGAAAATTCCTAACGGAGAGACTAGAGATTACAAATTTGTGGCCTTAGTTAACTCAACTACTTTAGTTGATTTAGGTAACCCCGAATCATCTCCAGTAGATTATCCTTGGGTTAAGATTGGTAAATTTACTGGGAGAGGAGAAAATAGTAATAAGATAAATGAGCCTATAAAATTACCTCCCGCGATAAGACAAAGAACTGCTGGCCTTGGAGACGCTAATAACACACTGCCTCTTAGGTATGTTGAAGTGACTAAATTATCTTGTGAAACAAATTCTGTTTTACTTTCAAGAGATGTTTTACTGTCAAAGGTAACTGAAATTATACCTGTTGATTTAACTTATCCTTTTTCTGCCATAATTGGAACTAAAGTAGATTCTAGAACAATAGAAGGAATTCCAAATAGAACTTTTGATTGTAAATTAAAACTGGTAAAAGTACCAAGTAATTACTTCCCAGTTGCAGAAAATGGTATTGATAAAAGATATTATGACAGTCAAAGTGATTTTGATGACGCAACAGAAGAAGATAAGCAAGTCTACTTAGGTGATTGGGATGGAACTTTTAAAGAAAATTTAGAATGGACTGATAATCCAGCTTGGGTTGTTTATGATTTATTATCAAATAAAAGATATGGATTAGGGCAGCATATTGACGAAGAAACAATAAACAAATGGGAGCTTTATAAAATTGGAAGATTTTGTGATGCTGTTAATGAAGATGGTATATTCCAAGGAGTTCCAGACGGACAAGGTGGAATAGAGCCAAGATTTTCTTGTAATGTAATTTTCCAGGAGGGCGAAAAAATATATGATGCCATAAATACAATTGTTAGTTTATTTAGAGGTAGCGTTTACTATGGAAATAATGAGATAAATTTTGTAGATGATAGACCAAGGGCCGCAGTCAATCTAATCACAAACGAAACTGTAAAAGATGGCACTTTTTCATACTCTAACAACAGAAGAGATGAAACATTCAACACAATAGAGATTTCATATAAAGATAGATTTGAAAACTTTTTACCAAAAATTGAAACTGTAGAAAACGAACAGGATATAAGGGAAAGGGGAGTTTTTAAAACTCGTATAGAGGGAGTTGGTGTTACTTCTCGTGCAATGGCTAGAAGGGCTGCTTTGCACCACATGTTTCATAAAATAGAAGAAAATCAAACGGTTAATTTCACCGCTGGCTTACCAAGTCTTCTCGCACAGCCTGGGGATCTAATAACTATTGAAGATGAGCTTAAATCAAACGTCATAAATTTTGGTAGAATTTTATCTGTAGATGCAGCAAATGAAACAATAAGAATATCAAATTCTTTTGAAACAGGCCCAGGATTTAATATGACAGGTAGGCTAACTGTTTATGATCCAACTGGCATAGATACAATAAATGAAATATCTGAAACAGCAGATATAAATAGGCAAAGAATAATTGGAGGCTTTACGATAACAGGAGATTTACCATCTTCACCAGCTACTTGGCCTCAATTCCAAGGACAATACAATTTCTCTGGTTATACATCTGGTTATCAAAGCACAGCTCTAACTGGATTTACTGAGTATGCTCAATACACTGGAACTGGTAACAATATTTTATATTTTGATCCTACTGTAACTGGATGGGTTTTTGCAACTGGCAAAAGTTTCCAGAGCGATAATCTTCATAATAAGTGGATAAATTCATCTACAACAGTTCATACCTTAGCAGACTTAAGCACTGGCATCTTAGATGATTATGATGCATCAGCGGCTGATAAGAGAGGCTCTTCAGCAAAACCAATAAACAATTTCTCTGGTAATATGCTGAACCCAACACTGGGTTATACAAAGGGTATTTTGGAATCAGAGATAGACGTAACTTCTCCAGAGCAATTAAAGGTTATCACAATTACTGGAGGTATAACACCTGAAATACCAATTAATCAGAACTATGGAACTTTAGTTTCAGGAGTAAATGACCCGTCTATATTATCTAGATTGATAGTAGGAACCCCATGTAAATTTGAAATAAGTGGAGCAACACCTTTTACTTATAAAGTTTTAGAAATAAAAGAACAAAATCCTAACGAGTATTCGGTTATTGCAACTTTATATGATACTGGAAAGTACAATTTAATTGAAGATGATATAAGTATAGAAACTTTACCTAATACTTATAGCTACCAAAGTGCTTCTGCATCCGTAAACAATTTAAATTATTTTAATTTAAAACCAGTAACGTCTTTAGCTTTTGAAACTGGAGCTGATGCTGGTGGAGAGACTTTCTTTATCAGTGGTAGCTGGTCCGATCCAAACGGGTCAAACTCTCTTGGTTATGATGTTAGTTTAGTCAAACCAGAAAACACAATAACATCAGATCAGACAACTGATTCCTTTCATGTTTTTAGTGGGTTAGATAGTTTTGGCGACTTTTCTTTTAGAGTCGTCGCAACTGGAGATACAAGTTCTACATTAAATGCATACTTCGACTCATCTCCAAGTGTACTATCTAAATATATTATTTATGATGCAAACTTAGATTTAACAACTGCTTTTATAGGAGGCTTTACTCTTAACGGTCTTACATAATGTCTAGAATTTTAATATTAGAAACAACTCCATCAGGATTTACTCCTTACTATTCAGGAGCGTATACTGAATTTGGTATAGCAACTGGGGCTGGTAAGCTCTATCAAAATTCTGGATTGCATGAAGGTTTTGTTGTTGGAATGACAACAAACCCTACTAAGTTATCTGATGAATTATCAACTATAGATTTAGCTTCAATAACTTTTGGCTCAGGTGTAGAAATTGGAACGGTTGATGTTAGAGGTAGTGGAGATAATTATTTTAACGGAATTACAAAAGCGGCAGACACTTTAGATGCAAATACAACTTACCATCATGCCCTTTATGCTCAGTTAACTGGTTCTGCTGGAATTGGTGGTGGTATTAAAACTGGAATAGTTGGATCGGGAGCAAACTCAACAGATTTTGCTAATGGTAACTACAGTGGAATATTTAACACTGATGAAACTATTTATAATTTTTCGACTACTTACAATACAGGTACTCAAGTAGGTAGTGGAGTTCATTCAGACAAGTCATTATCAATTGGTTTATCTGTCATAGACAGAACTAACATTGAGGTAGATTCTCAGCAAGAGCTTTTAGCTAACCCATTTATATCAGGAATACATATTGATATATTAAACAGTAATGGCACTATAGCTCAATCAGGTTTTCAATCAGGATTTAAAGACGTTTCTTTTATATTTTCAGAGGAGGATAACCAACAAGTTTTTGGCTCTTATACAAGAAACTTTGGTGTTCAGACAAGAACTGTAAGTGATAATGGATTTATATCCACTGGTAAATTTTTTATTTATGGTAACAGAATAGATATATCAAGAATCAGGATAACAGATGGTACTGGTCAATTCTTGGATGAAAACACAATAAATTTCAAAGCCCCAAACACTGGGTTAACAAATGCTTTACCAGAAACAAATAGACAAAAAATTTCTGATGCAAATATTAGTGGCCAGATACAATTCCAAGTAAGACTTGAAGATAAAGATAGTAGGCCCGAAACCATATCAATATATGGAACATCTGGAGATATAGATTCATTAACGTTAGATTCTGAAAGTCTTTTAAGGTCTTTTGATCTTAAGTTTAACCCTTTAAATATTTACTCGTTCTCACTAACTCCAGAAGATAATATTTTAGCAAACGTTGATTATTATTTTAAGCTTGTACCAGAGGGGTTTTTAGGGACTGGAGAAACCTGGACAGTTGGACCATATAGAATTCAAGCCCCAGAAATAGCCACTACTAATCCAATAATGCCTGATGTGCCTAACCAAAGCATGAGGGCTGGCTTGGGGATTGGAACAACATCAGTAATTGAATCTGATAATAGCGCTTTTATTGTTTATGCAGATGATTCTGAAGTTTCTTCAATCAGTGTTAAATCAACTGGATCAGGAGCTGGGGCCGTAGGAATAGGTACATCTAATCCTGAGAATACTTTTGAGGTTGTCGGACTTGGAACAACAGCCCCATCGTTAATTGTTGGTTCGGGTAGTGGAACAGCAGGAGTTGGAATAGGAACATCACAATTGTCATCAACTGGTAATAGTTTAGAAGTTGTTGGTATAGGTTCTACAGCTCCATCCATAGCAGTTGCCGCAGGAATTGGAGCATCAGCAGGTTTTGTTGGTATAGGATCTTCTGATCCAAGCTTCCCATTAGATGCTTCAACAATAGAAAAAGCAAACATAGCCGCAGCAAACAGTTTTATATTTTCTACTGGCTCCGCAATATTTGGAGGAGCTAATCATGTTATAAGCGGCGACTTTAATGTTATAGCTGGAGGTGCAAAAGCACAAATCTCAGGAAACAATTTCAACTTTATTGGTGGTGGTACAGGGGTAAATGTAGATCATAGTGAGTACTCATCAAGTGTTGGGGGTTTTAATAATGATATATTTAGTGGAGACTACTCTGTTATAGGTGGAGGTTTAAGCAATTTAATTAGTGGAATAGCCGCTGATTCTCATGTTGACAAAGTAGCTATAGTAGGAGGTGAATCAAACAAGGTTATTTCAGCCCCTTATACTTTTATTGGAGCTGGTAATTCTAACTTAATAAGTGGAACTAATTCTCTCTACAGTAGTATAATAGGTGGTGGCTTTAATAAAATTAAAGAATCTCAATTTGCCTCCATCCTAGGAGGAGATAATAATACAATTGAGTTTGCTAACCATAGTGTCTCTGCGGGTAATTATTCGAAAGTTAAATCAGGACACGCTGGAGCTTTTGTTTTCTCTGATTCAAGAACTTCAGTTTATGAATCTACTGGAGGTAACACTTTAAATTTAAGATTTGAAAGTGGTGTATTTGTAGACACTGACAGTGGTATTTACATTAATGGTAATCCTGTAATGACGGGAACATCTGATGAGGATACGGATACTCTACAAACTGTTACTGATAGAGGGGCGACCACAACTAATCTCACTGCATTCAACAACGGAATTAGTGTTAGTAAAGCTGGACAAGGCGCTGCAACTTTTAGTAGATCAGATGCTGGAACAGTAAATGTATCAATAAGTGCTTCAAATGGAGATTCTGAACTAACGTTCATGAATTTAACCGCTGAAAAGTTTACTTTAGGAAATGATGCTACTAATAACTCTTTTAGAATAGCTGAAGGTGGAGCGTTAGGAACTAATGATAGATTTGTTATTTTAAACGGAGGTAATGTAGGAATAGGATCAACTGCTCCCACAAATAAACTCAACGTAATCGGTGACATTTCTGGTTCTGGTGAGTTCTTTGGAACTGGAGTTGGAGATCGTATCACTAAAGATGGTGTGCCATATATGCTCTCTGGTGACGCTGTAGCGCCAGGATCTGTCGGAACTCTGCAACAAGTTACTGATAATGGTGCTACTACAACAAATGCGATAACTATTAATAATTCTTCAACCATAGGTCTTACCACAAGGGGATTAGGTATTAGCAACGGTATGTACAATGTTGCAAGGCTTTTAACCGATGGTAGTATCAGTGGAGCTGGTGATTTGATAGTAGATACAGATGCATTATTTGTAGATGTTTCAGCAAATAGAGTTGGTATCAATGAAGATAGTGTAGATGCAACCTTACACATGACCAATGTCGGTGGAGGTGTAGTTAATCAAAAATTTGAGCGAGCAGGAGCATCTGCTTGGCGATTAGGTATACCTAATGGGCAAACTTACTTTGCATTCGATGACGCTAATGATGACTTATCAACTGCAAAGGTTGTTATCACAAAAACTGACGGTTTTGTTGGTATAGGAACAGCAGCCCCTAGAGGAAAACTCGATATTGTCGGCAACACTGATGATGATACTGATTTTTTAACTATACACGATATTGACCCTAGTGCTGGTTCGCATAGGCCAAGTATTAGATTTAGATCAGACTCTGCTCAAATTGGACAAATTGTAAGTTTAGATAATGGGATGCGTTTCTCTGTAGGTACTTCAGAAACTTCACACCTAGAAATTAGAGAGAGTACCAAAAACGTAGGTGTAGGAACAGGAGACCCAAGTTATCGGCTTACGGTAAATGCAGGTAACATTAACGAGATAGCGAGATTCCACTCTGAAGATAATGATGCTTTAATATCTATATCAGATAACACTAGCACTGGTTATATAGGGATTGATGCGGCGAATGACGTTATGTCCTTGGGATTTGATTCCAGCATGGGGACATCTAATAATTTAAGTATAGACACAGTAGGTCGAGTTGGTATAGGAACACATAATCCAACAGAGCTTCTTGAAGTAGATGGTAATATTAAATTAGGAGATGGAGGAGCTAGGTCTATCATAGGACCAACAAATGAAAGTATAAGAATATTAGCTAATCCAAATGCTTCCAATGAAGGTATAGCTTTCTCTACAGATGCTGGTGCTACCACTGGAATGTTCATTAAAGATGGAAATAATGTTGGTATAGGAACTACTAATCCAACAGAGACTCTTGAAGTCACTGGAGACATTTTTATAAATGGAGGACCAGCTGGCGGAAGAAGTTTAGCATTAAAAAGAACTGGGGCA